AGAAACGTCACTTAAGATTCCATCGGTAACGGATTCTGCTAATCTCTTATTCAGAGCAACATTTCTGTCGATCTGCTCATTGAGTTTTCCTTCCATTTCATCAAGTTTATTTACCATGCTCTCAAGTACATCGTATTTATCTTCAGGGATTGAAACATAATGTTCTTCAAAAAGTTGCTTCATACCGACGAGGAATGACTCAGACATTTCTGCCTTGAGACCTTCTTCAACGGAAAGTTGGTTCTCTTCGATCCACTCAGAAGCAACATATTCAAGATAAGAATCAACTCTTTCAGTGAGTTCATTCTTGAATTCTGTAACTTGCTCTTCGATAACAGTTGCATAGTTTGCTTCCATCTCTTCTTTGATGGTTGCAACCTTTGCATTAATTGCAGTTTCGAAGATCATTCTAGCTTTTTCTTGGAAGTCTTCGGAGAGTTCTTCGCCTTGGATCAATGCTTGAATATCGGCGTCAACGTCGATTTCAACAATTTCTTCCTCAGCAACTACTTCCTCAGTTTCTTCTTCGGATTCGCTAATCTCGTTTTCTACCTCAGTACGGAGATCCTCATCCTCAGAAACAACTTCTTGCTCATCAGAAACTTCGACTTCCTCTTCTTCCTTACTCATAGTAGGCATTGGTTCCGCAGGCTTAGCACCTTTGTTAACAATATCTCTTACTTGCTTAAGGGTAGCGCCAGGCGTCTTAAGTTTCGCTGAATCGTCGTCAGTTTTGTAGTTTTCTGGGGTAGGACCGCCAAGATCTTCTACCGCAGCTTGGCCAGGAGTTGCAACAGGAGTTGCACTCTTTTCTGCACCCATTGGGGCAGCAGCATTAGCGTTAACGGCTGTCTTGGATTGAGCAGTGCCTACTTCCATTTCTTGTAAATTTTTACCACTGGACATTTGAACTCTCCGTAACCTTTAGTATTAAAACTATATTTATTTATAATTTAGAGATTTGACAGAAAATCGCCCCATAACTGGAGTTTGTTCTCCTCAAGGGCTTTCTGATCAACAAGAGTATTTATTCTCTTTCTAGTATCGCTGCAGAATCTTTCACGAAGAATCCCACCTTCCCATACCCATTCTTTTCCTTCCATGATTCCATCTACAAATGCATCTGGTGCAGATGGATCAGCAACGATATCTGCGGCGGTTGCCAACATGAAATCTTCACCAACAACATTGATACCTTCGTTGTTCATTTTTAATGAACCAACACCACGAGAAGAAACTCCGAGTTTTACACCTTCATCAAGAAGTGACTGTGCAATCTTACCCATTGGGGTACTCAGAAGTTGTGCCTTTCCGTAGATGTTTGAACCTCTTTGCTCAAGTTTCACAATTTTATGTGATACACGGTCAAGGTTGATAGTTGGACCATCGGGATGACCGAGTTCTCCAAGTGCTCTACCTTTGTCAGTATAAGCTTCGTTGTATCTACCAACTTCTTTTGCAAGAGTTGCAATAGGATACATGCGACCATTACGGTTCTTGATGTCTCCTTGAAGGAAAGTTCCTTCAATGTACATTTTTTTCGCAGAACCTTTACCTTCCGTGATAACTTCTACGTTTTCAACCTCTTCTCTGATTAGTTTCATTTTTTTAGTTTCTGAATGCGACTTTTACAGCTTTAACTGCAGTCCCACCTGCAGAAGTGATTAACTTATCAGTAGGTTCTTTTTCAAGAACAACTGTTTCACCATTTTTTACTGTGAGACTTCCGATAGTATTATCACTAGAATCAGATCTTGTGATAACCACTGCTGCAGAGTGACCGTTATACACTCTAACTACAGTTGCATTACCAACATTTGTAGCAGCATTTAAATTTGTTTCTGCTGCCAAAACTTTAATCAACATCTTCGTCTCCAGTTTGAGTTTCTTCTTCGTCCTCTTCGGACTCTACTTCAACTTCATCGACAACTTCATCAGATTCATCGGCAACTTCATCTCCGAACAGAGATGCACCAACTGCTGGTTTTGCGGCATCAATTTTTTCTGCTGCTTTTGCATACAAAATCTCTTTGATTTTATCAGAAACAGCAGTCGCAGAACCTTCACCAGACATCATCATATCCATTAAATCATCCATTGTTAAATTGAAAAATAATATTAACTATGATATATTTATATCTCTCCGCCTTCTGGTGCTTCAGTTGCACTACCAGACTTCTCTAAATCTGGTTCCATAATTGGTTTTCCAAGGTCCATATTTGGATCCATTGGCATTCCGGTTGCAGGATCAATAGGTGCATTTGGATCAGGAAGTGTACCATCTGCAATTTCTTTTTTGATCTGCTTATCCATTTCCTTAATTTCAGTTTCAGTCTGCTTAAGGATTTTGTTTCTTACATAGTAAGCAGAGAAGTATCTGCCCATATAAGGTTCCATGGAAGCAATGACTCCAAGTTGCTCATTTAACAACTCAGTTTCTTTGAGATCAGAGAAGTGATTGTCATACAGATAATCATACTGAATATGATCTTCTAATTCATTCCAATCATCAGGTGTGATAATATTTTTCAGAATTAACTGAGTCTTCAGCATGTCATTGAAGATTCCGGAGAATCTCTTACGCAGTCTGCCGACAAACTTGGTAAACTTCAGTTCATCACGAAGAATTTCAGAAGAACGACCAAGGTTGAAACCACCAGCACTATCAAGTCTGCTAGAAGGAACGTTCAGTGATTTGTAGAGTTTAGTTTGGAAATAATCAACGTCAGTCAATTCTCCAAGGTTTTGTCCACCAGGAAGTGTAGAAATTTCTGTTCCTCTACCACCTTCACGGCGAGGTAACCAGAAATCTTCTAACATTGCCATGTACTTACGGTCATCACGAATTTCTCCGGTGTCCGCATTGTAGACAAGCTTATTACGATAACGATTCATTACGTCACGCAGATATTGTTCTGCCTTAATTTTTGGCAGATTACCAACATCAATATAGAAAATTCTACGCTCTGGGGCACGAGACAATCTGTAGATAACAAGACTATCTTCAACCATTCTTAATTGGTTAAGTGCCTTGATTGCCTTATGCAAATAAGATAAAACAGTTTGCTTATTTCTATCTACCAGTCCTGAAGTTACATATGTAACTGCATCTTTTGCAATTTTTACTGCACCTTTTGTATCTTTGTTGGGAATAATTCCACTAGATTTTGTTGAAGAGTTTGGATCGTAAACATAATACTCTTCAATTTCTGGTGCTTTATAATTTTCTGGATCTCCTGGATTTCTACCGCTTCTTGCTACATCAAAAGGAGATTGATTATTTCTTCCTGTTTGTTCTGCTTTTCTAATTAATCTAATTTTTAATGGATCAATATATCTGATATCTTGAATTCCAGCAGATGGATCTTTTAGATCGATTACTTTATGGTAAAATACTCTACCATCAACATACCAGGTTCTGAATATCTCATGTGCCTTCCTATCAAAATTCATCATATTTTTGATAGTTTTAAATTCCTCTCTGATAATTTCTTTTAACTTATCAGAAGCAGGAAGATTTGATAACTCAATTTCTACAGGTGAGTCATCGAGATCAGAAACAATTGCCTCATTGACAATATCTTCAATCGCACTATCACACTCAGGGTGCAGACACATTTCTCTATATCTGCGTACCAAATCCTGTTCAGACTTATAAACTCCCTCGATATCTACGTACTGGCCGTAGAAACCGCTGGAGAGGTAAAAGTCTGACTTATCTTCCTCTGAAGGAGGAACTGGGGAGACAACTCCTTTGGACTTGCCTGCCCCAGAATCTGGTAATTTAAAACCAAATAATTTAGCCATTAATCAAAGATTGAACTTATTATCTACTATTTATGATCCTGTTCCTAACTGGGTTATTCCGTCAGAACCGATTGCATCGTACCATTGAACTTGCAGATCAACAGTGAACTCTTCGATAGTATCAGAACTATCGTATGAAAGATCAATTGCAGAGATATTCGTTGGGAATGTTCCGTAGAATCTGTACTGCTTCAGTACTGGAACTTGAGTTGCAGATGATGGAGTGTTTCCATTGATGCTAGATCTACCAAGTTGTCTAACAAACATATCTCTTTGATATGCTGTTGGATTAGTAAGTCCAGCGTTATCTTCATGCTTATTGAAAAGATTCATCCATCTCTCAAAAGCAGTTCTGATGGTGAAGTCAACATCATTGATAACTGTAATGGTCCAGATATCAAATGTTCTGTCGCCAGCAACCTTAAGATTTCTTCCTCTGAAAGGAATGTTGATTGCAGCAACATTAGATGCTGGGAGATTCGCTGCTTTTACTAAAAATCTTGATTTATCAGTAAGAGCATCTCTTGTGGTCTCTGCTGGGATGGCAGCCTCGGGGAAGTACAATTCACATTCAAATAGATTAGGTCTTGCACCACCCCCTACCATTCTCCCCTTGAACGAGTCAAGGGTTCTATCCTTTGTATTTGGGATATTTAGTTTAGCCATTAACTTTTTCCTCTAAATGGTGATAGTGAATTAAACGTTACCGACGACTTCTTCAAAGCTGACTCCGGTGCGGGTGGCAACGAAGGAGAGACCGATGAAGTTAATCGATCTTGCGGGTTTGACGAAAATGTCTGCTCTAAACTGGTTAGAGTCAATGATGTCTGGAGTATTATTGGTTTCGTCGCAGATTACGACAAAATCAGTAATTCCTCTCTTCGCTTTAACATCACGAAGGAATGGTTCAACAACGTTTACAAAGTTGGACCTTGTAATTACATCGTTGAATTCGAAGAGTTGTGCTCTTGCTGATCTTTCAATCGTCTCTTCGATGGTTAAGAACAGACGACGAACGTTAATTCTATCAAAGGCAGATGCAAATGAGAGTGCAGTCTTATCACCGAAGAGGATGATTCCTGCTCCAGGAGAAGCAATAACTGGATTGATTCTCTTAGGATAGATCAGATCTCTCTGTGCCTGTGATGGATTGTAAGCAAGTTTTACAGCACCATTAATTGTACCTCTGGAAGCACCTGCAGGTGAGAACCAAGAGAACTGATTAATAGATGATCTTGCCATCAAACCAGCAACGTCTGCGTTACATGGTACATAACGGAATTCATTATTGAATCTGTCATACATGTACTTGTATCCAGAATCAAAGACCGCATATGATGAAGATGTCAATGCATCGAAGAATGAAATAATATTATCAGTTTGAGTATCACTACTAGAAACATTTACAACTCCTGCTCTGTGTGGTGAGATGCAAGCGATGCAATCCTTTCTGAGATTTGCGATCTCAATCAGTTTGTTTGCTTTTGCTTGTGACTCCTCTACAGATGCTCCACCAGATGGTCCCTGAAGCAAGAAATTCAAACTATATTCTGCTGGATTCTTCAGAAGTTCATAAGAACTGATTATATCTGCCAGAGTTGCGGCAAATCCACCAGAACCAGAATAATTTTCTCCACCAAGTAATTGATAGGTTCTAGCACCCTGTACTGCAAAGTCAACTCCATTTGCATCTGAACCCCAGTTTCCTGTTGCAGAAACAGTAAATGTATTATTTGCTCCGGCAGTTAAAGAACTTGCGTTTCCTGCTGGTGCAGCTCCTGCATAAATGTATTCAGAAACTCTAGACAGGTATGTCTTGTAATATACCTGTTCAGTTGGAGATCTCTTACCATCTTTTGCTTTGGAAAGATAAGTAAACTTCTCTACAATGTTTCCAGCGGATCCTGTTACTGCACCAGTGTCATCTACGACAACAACGTGCATTTCATCGTTTGATCCTCCTCTCTCTGAGGAATACTGTGATGTACCTGGTTTCTCAGCAATTGTCTTCCAGTATACTGTGGAGTTTGAAAGACCTAAGGTCTGTTGATCGTACCAGTCTGCAACGGTTGCTCCAGAAGTGTAAGTTGCAATTCCAGTAGCAGATGCATTCAGAACTTTCAGTGAGTTGCTTACTACTGATGTAGTAGTGGATCTACTGAATGTGAATGTTGCAGCATCTCCTGCTGTGCTGATTCCAGTGATTGTTCTATCAACTGTGATGATTGATGATCCGATCGAAACAACCGTGGTTCCTGTAGAAACTACAGAATTGCCTCCAGTAACTGAGATTGTATCTCCAAGTTGAACACCAGTTGTCGCAATGCCTGAGATTGTTACATCAAAAGCAGCATCAACTACACCAGTGAATGTTGCAATTCCAAGAGTTGTTGTAGTGGACGTGGTATTTGGAGCACTGAATGCCAGTGAACTTCCTTGTGCATATTCTGCTGCTGTGGCAGTTCCTGCTGAATCTACTCTATCAACAACGTTGACGTAGAATTCATCAGTTCCAATACCAGTGATAACTCCTCTGAGATAACCAGAAAGTGCTGAAGTTGTTCCAGATCCTGCAATTACTCTACCGTCTACTGCTTGGGTTACTCCCATTCCAACAGTAAGTCCTGCAGTGCTAACACCAGATACAACTTGATCAGCAAATGCATCAATTGTACAAACTTTGAGTTTGTTTGCCCATCTTCCAGGGTTCTTGGCAGCGTAGAACCAAGTGCTGGCAGAAGTATAAGAATTTTCGTAGTCTTCGTATGACTTGATTTTAAGAGTTACTGAATCAGCACTAACACCTGAATTAGCATTATTGAGTGTAGCACCATCAGTTCTGAGAACTCTTAATACACCTCCGTATGAGAGGTATGAAGATGCACTCATCCAGTAATCGTACTGTGCATCTGTATCAATGGGTTTTCCGTAGGTTGCAAGAAGATCCTGCTCGTTTTCGATCAAGATAGGAACATCAACAGGACCTCTCTCAAAAGGTCCGCAGATTGCGCCAACTTGCTCATTAGCAGCATCCACTCTACCAATGGTTAAGTCAACCTCTCTTACCTTGACGCCAGGGGATACTAAGTTAAGCGACATGTCTTTCCCTCTATAGAGATTCAATTTTACTAGAATTATTTATTATTTGCGAAGTTTAGAATGGGGAAACATGCATGAACATCACCAATCTGGATATTCCCATCTGTGTGTATCTGTGTTTCTGCTTCTTTTTGATAGTATTCTTTTCTTAGTACATTCCTTACATTCATAAGAATATGAAGATGGGCACATTCCCCGAGCCTTTCTTGTAAGATAAAAACCTTCTAACAGATCTTTAGTTTCTCCACAAGTTCTACATTTTCTTTCTTTGAACAATAGGTGTTCTAATCCAAACTGTTCTTCAATATCCATTATTTTTCTGCTGCATACAATGCAAATGTAGATGTTGTAATAACAGTCATCATATTAGCAATGTGTTGCTTTACCTCTGAATCGCATCTCTTACCAGGCAAAAAACAACCTATAATGGTTGCTCCAACTATCACTAGTTGAAAGCATATAACAATCCTTATTAAATCTATAACTTTGGATTTGGTATCCATTAGTGATATTCCCACATGTATGATCTATCACCATATTCATCAGTATGCCATCTATCACCATCGGCATCTACAAAACTGCCATCATCTAATCCATCAGACATAAAACCAAATGGTGCCATATCTTGTTCGATTTGATTCTTCTGCTCTTCATATAATCTCTTTCTTACATCCTGATCAGTC